TACTAAAATCTATAGCGTAGTAGTGAAAAGCATTTCCTCCGCTTTCTACTTCACTTACATCTACTCTTTCAAACCCTAAATCTATTAAATCCTGTTCTTTCATAACTGTGAATTTATATATGTTTTTACTTATTAGACTACAAATATACATTATTATTATTGTTAATACAAATCTTTTACACTAAAAATCCCGTTTTTTTTCCGGAACCGGAATCTCACTTCGTTCGTTGAAAAACCCCCCGCCCCCTTTTTTGTCGGTTTTGTCTTCGGAACCGAAATCTCACTCCGTTCGTGAAAAATCCCCCGCCCCCTTTTTATTTCCCTTAATATTAATATTGTTATATTTAATAGTATGAGAAAGTTTGATTTATTTATAGATATACTTAAAACATACGATATCGATGTTGACGACTATGCGGTATATGGTTCCGCACCTTTAGTTATTAATGGTATGGTTAAAGACGTAAATGATTTAGATGTTATAATTAGACCATCTAAATGGCCGTTTGAAAATAAGGGTGAGTTTAGAACTGGACCCATCGAGTTTTTTGATAATTGGTACGGTGAGGATATCGACGATTTAATCGATAACCACTCTTTCAAATATGACGGGATTAACTTTATAACCCCTAAAAAGGTGTTGGAATATAAGAAAAAATTAAAACGACTTAAAGATAGTGACATATGGGGAAACTAATACTTTAGGAATAATAAAAATTATTTAGTATATTTGCAATATGGAATACACAAAAGAAAATTTAAAGGGATTATCGTTGGTTGAGATTAAACAAATCTGTAAAAGATATGGACTTCGTCGTACAGGGTCAAAAACCGTATTAATTAATAGTATTATAAAGTACACGACAGAACCTGAGGTTACCGTTAGTTTACCTACCGAATATAAACCATCTCCGGGTAAGAAGGTTGTTGGGATTATTATGGGTGATGCTGAAAAAAGTGTTCAATTAGGTAAACTAAAGGAGAAGAATAAGGCCAAACTTCTATACTACTCTATGGGTGTTCACTATTATGAAATAGATAAGGAATTTAAATTTATGTAAAGATTTGGAAATACGATAATAACTTATTATCTTTGTGGTATACAAAAATAAAAAGAGACGATTATGGCGGAATTTAAAAACAAACAGTACATGTTCACCTTTGAAGAAGGTGGTTGGAATACAGTGTGGGCCAAAACCAAACGAGGAGCGATTAAGGCGGCTCTTAAAGAATATGAAAATTCGGATACTTTGAATCCTCGTGTCGATTCTGTACATTTAGCCACTGAAGAAGGTCTAAATGCCGCCATGTCTCTTTTTTATTAAAAAAAACAAAATGAAAAAGATTATAATAGCACTACTTTTATTAATGAGTATCAAAGGATATTCTCAATCTTCAACTGTTGGATATATTCCATCAACGAAATCGATTGTGTTGTGTACCGATAATATTAATTTAACTACGGAATATAGTCCGTTTGGATTGTATACTATATGGGGAGGTTCAGAAGAATTAACCCCATCCGATTATCGGTACGCTATTCCTGATACGTGGGGTGTAAACGTGGGATTATTTCAAAATGGTTTAAACATTGGTGCCGGTGGAACAATATTATGGTCTAACGGTGGGGATGACTACAGAATAATCCCTAACGTCCTAATTCGTTTTCACCCTTTGAAAACAATAACTCAGGATAATCGTCAAACAGACATATCTTTGATGTTGAATATATCTCAGGGTGTTCATTTTGGTATCGGGTTATCATTTAGTAGATTACTAAACGCCCTTTAACTTTTTTAAGTTAAGCCTCGGTGGTGGAATTGGTAGACACGCCGGACTTAAAATCCTGTGGACAATAATGTCCGTGCCGGTTCGACCCCGGCCCGAGGTACCAAATAAGAAAGATATGATTAAATACTCAACAAGATTGGTGCTCATTCTAAGGAATGTAGTTATCAAGATTCCGGTAAGTAGAAAAGGATATTTACAAGGACTTAATGAAAAGAAGATTTGGGATAAGTACAATAATGTGGCTTTGTTGGGTGAGTTGAAATGGATGTGGATGGGTGTTGTCTGTCAGAAGAGATATAATGTCGTTTCATCAATACCATTTACAAAGGTAAAAGAAATCAAATCATTAATTCATGAGTTTGATTTCGATAACTGCGACCTTCACAATTCTAAAAATTGGGGTATAGATGGTAATAAATACATTCTACTTGATTACGGAGTAAATGAACACATTGCCAGTTTATATAATTAAATAACTTTATATTACAGAAAATATAATGTATATTTGTACTACAAGAGAGACAGTGAAGCTGTAATAGATGATGGTGTTAAAATGACGAAAAAGGGTTTAGAGTAGTCAGAGCGTAAACAAATCATTTATCAGAAACCTTGAAAGACCCGAACCCTCTCTTATTTGCTCCGTTCGTCTAACGGTTAGGACATTAGGTTTTCATCCTAAAAATAGGAGTTCGATTCTCCTACGGAGTACAATGGACTCGTAGCTCAGATGGATAGAGCATCTCCCTTCTAAGGAGACGGTCGTAGGTTCGAATCCTACCGGGTTCACCATTAGGACTTTTAGCTCAGTTGGTTAGAGCACCGCACTCATAATGCGTAGGTCGATGGTTCGAGTCCATCAAGGTCCACAAGTGAGTTCTTTGACATAAAAATTAAATTAAAAAAACAGAAATTATGGAAATAACATCATTTATTTTAGGTGTATGTGCGGTCATTATATTAATGATGGTTGTGGGTACGTTTGTGAACATTATGAAAACAAAGTCCTTAAAAGAGGAAATAAACCAACTGAATCGAGTAATCGAAAATCAGTATCACGAGTCTGAAAATACTCGAACTGAACTCTATAACCATGTAGGTGAACTACATACTCAAAATGAGAACAGTGTAAATGAACTCTATCGTCATATTGATAGTAGAGTAGATAAGTCAGTAAACTCAATGAGTGAACATATCTCAGAAATTTATAGACAATTAGATAAATCCAAAAATTCCGTTATTAACGGATAATAAATAAACCGTTAAAGAACTCACTTTTTAAATTTGCATGAAAAAACCAACATTAACCTTAAAATATTCAATTAATGTTGGGTTTTTCACGCATTTACTATATAATATTTAAAAAAATAAACTATAATAATAAAAAAAAAGCTATGAAAAAGACTGACAGACCACAATGTGGGTGTGGACAAACAAATGACCCTAATGGTTGTTGTGATGGTTCACACCTTAAGTAAAAAGAAAACCCTTACATATATGTGAGGGTTTTTTTTATGGTTATGTGGTTGACATTAAATTATTTTATGGTTATTTTTACTCTAAATAATATCAATTATGTTAAAAATTAAAAATTTATTAAAAATAATTAAGGATAAATTTAAATCACCTGTATTTGTATCTATATTTTCGGTGGTAGTTATTACTTTTACGTGTTTTGCACTTGTATCACCGTATAAACTCACAGAAATTTTTACTGTAAAATACATTGTTGTGGGGGATAAACTTGAAAAGTTGAGTAATGTAGTTGTAACAGACACAATTAAACACTATGAAATTGATTTAACCTCATTAGATAGTGTTAATAATATTTTATATTACGAAGTGGTTAATAATAAACTTTATTTATACACTAAACAAGACTCAATTAGTGATGAAATTGAAAGATTTAAGTATATTCAGAGTTTAGAATCGACGGAAGAGTGAAATTACTTTAAAAACTCATCCACTTCTTCCTTTGTTGGGTACCCTAATTCTTTACCACATATTTCACAATATGTTTTCATTGTATTTGTACCATTTTCAAACTTAACCCTTTTTTTTTCGTGTTTACAGTTATCCTGTAACGTTTGTTTTTCCTTATTTAAAACGTTTATTTGATTATTAAGAATATCTATTTTTTGTTTCTTATCATCTTCCATAACGTACTTTTTTAATTAATTATCCGTATAAAACGAAAAATGGGTACTCAATTTGACTATCCATTTTACTAACGATAAATATGCTTATTAATTGTTTAAAGGAAATATTATATAAAATTGACGAATAATGAGTGGTTATTATAATATAATTTTACGGTTACTCGGTTCTTTTTTAGTTATGGTATATTTATATATAAAACAATTCAATTATGAAACATTTATTAAACGATATTAGTCAAGAAGACAAAAATTCAATTTTAGAACAACACGTTGGTGGAATTAGAATTGATAGTGATAATTTCTCAAAACTTTTAAATAAAAAACGTGGGGATGTTAATACATTTATTATCGAAAATGAAAAAACAATAAACGAGGAAACAGAATCTATCACGATTACACCTACACAAATGAAAATGTTACTTGATAAAGGTGAATGTAAGTGTGGGGATAAGACAATTAAATTCCCTTTTTACGATAAATTTTACTACAAAAAAAATCAACCTGATAATAACTCGTATTTGACTAAGTAAACGGTATAAAAAAAACTATTTTATATAAAAACCCTTTCATTAATTTGTTAGGGTTTTTTTAATCACAACATATTTATATATATGAAAATAATCATTACAGAATCCAAAATTAGGGATATTATAACCAAATATTTAGATAAACATTATGATATGGATTCTTTCCATCTGTTTAACATAGATTCACCCCTTGATGCACGTAGATATTTCAATAGTGAGGTTGATAAGTATGGTTCATTCGATTTTGACAATAATAATCGTACATTTTGTACTTATTACGGTGAATGGGACGGTTATGACTACATGTATCACTTAAAAGTGGACACACACTTCTCCGAAGAACTTAATAGTTTATATAACAATGTTTGGATTCCGGTTTTTAAAGATTGGTTTGAGAAAAAAACCGGTTTAGAAGTTCGAGAAATGATTGTTAACGATGAAAAGGTACGTTTCGATTAACATTACCACTTAAAAAATAGTAAAATTATTTGGTTTTTAATATAGATTAAGTATATTTGTAATATAATTAAAATCAAATAAAATATGATAGACACAAGAAAAATAGATTACTTATTTAATGAGGATTTCGACACTGGTTCGATAATTAAAGGATTAACGAGTGATAAAAACATATACCGAACTTGGAATGTTACAGAATTATATAATTGTTCGGGAAAAGGTTTATTCTTAGGTGTAAATTGGTCAGGTAAGACGTATATTGTAATAACTAAAGATTTAAGTAATAAATTTAAAATAAGTTATTTGGATGATAAACTAACTTTATACTTAACTCAGGATAATATTACCTCAAATCAGATACTCGATAATATCAATACTGTCTATAAGAGAGTTTATACGAATAAAACGGTTCAAATATAATTTTTTATAAACTTATTATATTTATTATAAAAACAATTTAGATATGGGCATGAAATTTACAATAACAGAACAAGAGAGACGTGATATTAGAGGAAAATATAAGTTAGACGAACAATATACCGACGACGGAGAGTTAGATATTAATGAGTTAGCTAAAAAAATAGTTTTATCTCAAAAATTTTCTGAAGTACAGGGTGAAATGTCACCTAGTGATTATGGTGATGAGTTTGAGTTTGCTGATAACTTTTTATCACAACTATTAGATGATTATATTGATTCCGATTTTTATGATGACCTATATGATGTAGTTAAAATGGAATATGGTGAGACTATTTTAAATATGTATTTAAGTGATAACGATGTGGATGAGTATGAGGATGAGGATGAGTTTATGTAATCTTTATAGTTTTAAATACCGGAATGTAGAAATGAAAATTCTAAAATGAAGAAAGAGGATAAATTTATCCTCTTTTTTTTGTATTTAACTTTTTATTTTTAAAAAAATAACTACATTTATATAAACAAAAAATATTATGAGTAGTAACGAAGAAAAGGCTAGATTATACGAAAGATACATGTACGATTACGATAAAATAAATAATGAAATAGGTGTCATTAAAATGAATAATTTTGATTTAACTAAGGAAGATACAGATAAAGTTAAACTTTTAGAACAGAAATTATCTATTATCCGAAGTAGAGTTGAAATGTTAGGTTAAAGTAAAAAGGTATGTTAAAATATAGAAATAGGTATGGTGGGGTTTATACCTTTACTAAACAAAAAGACGGTAATGTATTATGGGAAGGTGATTTTGAATATATTAGAGCCGGAGATGATTTTATAGACCCATCGGGAGGTCCTTTTATTAAGATTGGTCAAATGTTATCTCATGTTATTCATGGGGGAGATGAAATGAATGTTATGGTAGAAGGTTTTACTAACACAGAAAAAGGTATACTGATTAATACAAAACCCCATAAATTTGACGTAAACGATTTCACCCATTTGGAGGATAGAGATATAATTGGAGGTATAATTTAGGTGTCTTATCCTTAACGGTGTCCTTATGGTTAGCAATTAATAATTTTTTTACAATTAGAAACAGAAAAAAATAAAATTTATAAATTATGGAAAATACTGAAGAAACATTAAAAGATAAGTCTAAAAAATATTCGATTAATCAAGGGAGAACAAAGGAATGGGATTCCAATGATTGGCAAGGTAGAAGTGAAATACAGGTTAATCGCAATAATAAACTATTGGGCATTTCATGTATAGGGTTTTTTATTTTACTTTTAATTCTATTAATAATCGGATGAGAAAAACACTATTTAATATTTAGTTAGGGGATTTAAGTCCTTCTACGTTTTTGTATTGTTCGTAAAACGTATCGTACATTTCTACTATATCATCCTTATATTGAATATCCATAAACTCATTCTTACCTGGCAATGTTAAGTTAGACTCTGTACGGTATCCCACCATCATATCCTTTAACTTCTTCTCGAAGTCTACAGCTCCTTTGGCTTGTAGTTTATTGTCTCTTACAACCTCTATAATGTCTAAAGTATTCTGTCCCGCATATCTCTTCTCTCCGAATCTTCTTACAACATCATTCTTTGTATAACCCACCTTTAACATATCCTCACCGTTCACTTTCATATGAACCAAATATACTGTGTGTTCCCCAAAGCAAGTATCCAATCTATTATATAAGTAATCTATAATCTTTGGGTATGTTGAAATGATTTCATTAATTACTTCTATCTTCTCTTCCTCATCCTGAGTTTTAGAATTCTTATACCTCTCGTATAAACTAACTTTTTCTTCTTTATACTTATACCACATCGGATTTGGTAACTCACTATAGTGGTCCCACATTTCCTCTTCTACTATGTCTTTACTCATATTTGTTTTGGTTTAATAATTCTTCCCATTCGTTATCTTCTGACAATATACTCACTGTTACATTTACCTTATAAGAATTTTCAATCATATCATGTAACACTCCCTCACCATATGAAGTTGCAGTACCATATCCTTTTTTATGACACTTGTAACAACTTCCTGAGTGACCAACAAAATAATAGGAATCTTCATCAGATTCAACTGATTTAATTCCACTATTTAGTTTCCATCTATCACCATCCAGATATCCTCCTGCCCAAGTAGCAAACACTTTATAAAATGGTGTATCTAGATTATTATCTATTTTTACCACCACCCATCTTTCGGGTGTTTCTGATATGTTTCTTTCTTTACTCATCTTTGTTTTGGGTTAATTAGTACAAACATACTCATTAATTTTAAAATAAACAACTTAAATGGTTTTTTATTTAACTAACTATTTATAGTAAAATATTTTATGAATAAAAAATCATTAATAGAATCCGCTTTGAGAATGAAACGCATTACGAATCATGTCGATGAAATTATTACAAAGTTAACGTAATGAACCTACAAGAACAAATATTAAGAATACAATCAATGATGGGATTACTCGTTGAACAAGAACAAGATAAATCTATAGTTCTTTTAGATGGGACATCATCAGCAGGTAAGTCGCATACCTTAAAACACCTGAAGGCAGTCCCATATTACGAAGCAAATGACCCGAATCAATGGGTTGTTATCAGTACCGATGATTTTAGTGGAACAGAAGATAATGGCGGTAGAGAGGGTGAAGAAAGAAGATTAAAATTAGACCACCCAAATATAAGACAATGGGCGAAGGAAAATGGGGATGCTGGTATAGTATCAGGATTACACCGTAAAGACGGTAAAGATGTTCCCGAAAATCCATATGAAAATGAATACATAAAAGGAACTGACGCAAGATTGTGGTATGTTGCACAAGAAATTAAAACAGGTCCTTGGAAAAAGATTGCAATTGATGATATTGGTAAAGGAATATTACAATACTTACCTGGTGTTAATTTAAAATACATTCTATTACATACTCCATTGTATGTTCTTTTAAAGAATGTTTATGAAAGAAACGAGAGAGCAAAAAACGACCCTAATTTTAAAAACGATGACAGGGACGTTAAGAAGGTGTTAGACCAATACTCTGAAAAGTATGAGGTAACACAATCTAAACCTGACATTGATAAAGGAGACCCTACAACAGTATTGACTAAAGGTGGGGTTACGGACCTACTTCAGAAAAATGACGTGAGTGACGAACATATTGAGGTGTTTTTAAATAGTATAAATTTAACTGACGACGGTGATTATTATATTAAAGTTAGAGATTCATATATGACACCCGAAACACAATTGGTAAATGTGGATAGTGAAAGGACTGTCTATTTAAAAGACATTGATAAGGTATTAAAATGAGACTATAAAAATAAATAGGTTAATCTTCATCATACACCCTTTCAACACGAACAGGTTTAACAAACTCACCTTTATATAATAAATCTTCGTAATGTTTAAGGTCCAACTTTTGTTTCTCCAAGTTGTAGATTTCATTTTCTTGTTCGTTCATTCGTTTCACTATTCAAACTTTACTCCATTCTCAAACATCAACTCTCTGAGATGGTCTCTACACTTCTCATAGGTTTCGTATTTGTCCTCACTATATTCTTCATCGGACATATATTTGTATTGTGCTCTCAACCATTGGTCCATTTCCCACAATACGGAATGCATATTTGAACCTTGAGTTGCCATATCGAACTCATGTGAATCTTCAGGTAAATTAAAAGTTAATTGTGCTTTCATCTTTGTTTTGGATTAATTAGTACAAATATACTCATTAATTTTAAAATAAACAACTTAAATGGTTTTTTATTTAACTAACTATTTATAGTAAAATATTTTATGAATAAAAAATCATTAATAGAATCTAAAATTAGTGAGACCGGATGTAATTCGATACCTATGGGTCTTGAATATAGGTTTTGCCACTCGATAGAAACTCACTTAAAAAGAAGTAGGTCGTTATTGAATTTTACAACACGTAAAATAAGTGAATACGCTAAAGAATATCTATCAGAATACGAAGAGGGTGTGAGAGCCATGAAATATGAGAAAACTGTGGATTTTTTTAAAAGTCGTCAATCTATGGTTAATGAAGCTATGAATATGTTTAAGTACTGTGATGGTATAATTAAATATATTGAGCACAATATGTCTCGTTTTATTAAAGAACATGTTATAATTGACTCAGACGGGGAATGGTCATATTTAAATAAGTTAAACACCAACTATTCTGCCTTGGCTTACTTAATAACTAAATTAAGATTCGATAAGGATAACATGTTAGATACTAACACAATAGTACGTAAATTTTTCAATTACGATGAAAAAACCGGAATAAGTCCTTTTATTGATTTTATTGACACTATAAAACCAAACGTGGAGACAGAATCTAATAAAATAATGAAACAAATGTCTGAAACCATTAAAGCGACCACTGACTACGGTAATATGGCCGAAGAAGATGTTAAAAATCTTTTATTAGATGAATATGTTGGTTCTGAAATATACGATTTCACAGGTAACTACTCTTTCATAGATATGATGGGTATTGATGTTGCTATTAAGAAAGACGGTAAATGGATACCAATTCAAATAAAGTCTAACCCAAAAACTTGTGTTGGGTTAAAAAATGTTGACGGGTGTGAAAATTGGTGTGTTTCATTAAGTGGTAAAAAACTAATAATAAATAAATATTAAAAATAACATAACATGAGTTTTAAATTAAATGAGAACGAAAAACGTCATATTTTAGAAATGCACGATAAAGTTAGAAAAGAGAAAATAAATGAAAATGATGAATACGTTATTGATAAAAAATACGTAGACGGAACAAAATTAAGGGCTTCTCAGAATTTTTGGGATACTATAAAAAAAGAAGAAGGTAGTTTGAAGGAAAAAGGTAAACCGGTTTTAAAGGCGTATAAGTTAGGTGATGGTAGAGTTACAATTGGATGGGGTCACACAGGAGCACTTTCAGAACCAAAACCCAAAGTCGGAGATACGATAACTGAAATAGAGGCTCAAGAATACTTACAAAATGATGCAACTGAATCGGCTAATTGTGTTAGGAGATTCTTATCTGAATGGAAAACTGACAAATCTATTAAAAATAATCATATGATAACTCAGAATATGTTTGATGTGTTAGTTTCATTAGTCTTTAATGCAGGTTGTCAAGGTTTAAGGAATTCTGATTTTATACAATTAGTTAAACAAAAAAAATACAAAGAAGCTGCCGAATTATTACCAACAGACACTACAATGATTAATGGTAAATTCTCTAAAGGTTTAACCAACAGAAGAAAAAGAGAATCTATACAATTTTTGAAGTAGTAAATCTTAATTATTATTTACTATAGTTTTGTGGTTTGGGGTATTTTTGTTATATTTGTGTTATGAAAAGAGATATACTAACAACCAAAACAAGTACTAATTACTACGGTGATTTAGAAACCGTTAAGATGATTAAAGGGGAATTTTTTAAAGATACGAACGAAATGGTTCGTAGTACTTGCGATATTGCAAAAAACGAAAAGAATGATTGTGTTGTTAGAGCTTTTATGGTCGCATTTGATATACCATATAAAACATCACACTCTTGGGTAAAATCAAAATTTAAAAGAAAAGATGGGAAAGGGACTTACACTAGTTTATATCTTAAAGGTGTGATGGGTTCTGTTAAAAATGGTAAGAGAACTTCTCTTATGGGTTTTAGCCCGAGATATAAGACTCCCTATACTAAGGGTAAAACATTGGTTAACCCCAAATATAAAAAACCTACAGGATATACTGTTAAGTCTTTTATGGAACAATACCCTGATGGTCGATATGTTATAATCGTTAAGGGTCATGCATTAGCATTGGTTAATGGTGTTTTATATGGTAATTCGTGTGAACAATATGACGGGTTTCGTAGACCAATTCATTATGTTATTAAGGTAAAATAATGGTAAGAATTAAAAGTCGATAACGTCTAAATCGTATGTGTCACTAAGTGATTTCTCATCATAGAATATTTTTTTAGATATATCATGCACATCATCCTCCACTGAAGATTTATTTATTAGTCTTCCGTGTGTATCTAATTTACCACCATCGAGGTCAGATAAAAATTCGAATAAATCGACTTCTATTCTCACATAAGGGTTTTCACTTTCGGACCCATAAAAATAGTACCTAACTTCAGTTAAATCATCTAAAGGTACATTATAGTTGTGATTTATATAACCACGTAGTTTATTAGTCATTCGGTCCATTATTTTATTAATTGAATTAAAATTAATATACTCAATATTTAATTGTAATTGACCATCAGATAACCCTAGTAGACCACCGATAGTGTCTATAGTACTTTCAAGTTCGTATATTAAAGATTCATAACTTGGGTTATAACTACTACCCACAGGCATAAACTTTTCCAAATCGACGTATACCGTTATATCAACGTATTTTCTATCTGAATAATTATTCCATTTAGAACTCCATTCTGAGATTTTAACACTATATTCTATGTCCGATGGACCAAATATGGAAGTATCTAAAATCTTTTTTATTATGTCTAAACTAAGTCTCATAATTATAAATATAATAATGATAGTAAATTACAATATTAATTGATATTTATAAAAGATTAATAAATTTAAAATGAAGAAACTTACCAAAGAACAAGAAAGGGGTGTTGACTTAGTTATTAAAGCAATAACTAAATCTTTTAATTTTATTAAGGGGGGTCAAGTTTCTAAAAATTATGAGAAATACGATGGAATATTGTTCATAGATTTATTCATAGATTTTTTCGAGTTAGCGAAATTAAATAATACCGAGATAAGACCCTATTGGGTTGATTATTATGAGGGATATGGTAAAGACATGTTACGTTCCACTACATTAACGTCATTTGTAGATAGTGAAAATTTTTCAAAATATTATTTTTTAAGTAATGATATTAAAAATAAACTAAACACTTTTTATGATTTTTTACCGGAGAATATGCGTGCTGAATCTAATCTGATACACTATTTATTGACTGACAATACAACCACCACAATTAAACCAAATTTAAGTGTTGGGGAATATAAACAATATAAATAATATGGATTATATCGTAAACAAAGACCAATTGAATAGAAGTATTGAGAAATACTTAAATACTAATTATCCTGATATAGATGATATTGAATTTGATACTGTTACTCTCGGTGCTTGGACTGATAGTTATGGTAGAAAAATGAAAATGAGTAAAAGAACGATACCTAAACTTAAAATAATTTTTAAGGAAGACACCATACCTTATAGAAATGATTCTAGAATGCATTTGAAATATGGTATTCAGGAAGAAATTAAAAATTTATTTGGATTTGAAGGTAATGATATTATACTTGAATTTTATTATATAAAAACAACTGTAGAAAAATTTTAAATATGGAAGTGTTAGTTAACAAAAAACAATATGGTAAATTTTTATCCATTGCTCAGGGTTTATTAGATAATCTTAAGTTTGATGAGGTATCAAATATAAAAATTTTACCACCTAACCACTTATCTGATGAAATTAATGTTGACACACCACTCAAGGGTTTTTCTCAACCAGTTGTTGTAATATATTTCCCGGTGGATAAGGATAAACAGTATCTAACATCTAGACAGGAAGATATTATGAATGAGATATGGTTAGAATTATATAATCTAATGGGTCTTACCGTAGAATTACATTCTAAAATGGTGGTTAAATGATATTAACCGAAGTTGAAATACTAAACGATGTATTCAACTCTAAGGTGATGTTTAACAAATACCCACAAATTCAACTCTTTAAAGTTGTGAATGGTCGAAAGGGATATATTATTTTTACTAAATACAATAGTGACAAATATGTTGTGACTCAAACTGAGTCTAATGAATTAAAAAATTCAATTATGGATACTTTATTAGTATGTTCCGTAGACTTTAACCCAAACACCTTATTTTTTAGAAGGACTTTTAATAGATATAGATAAATGAAATACTTGATTAATTTATTAATAATATTATTATGTTCACAATCGTTATTTGGTCAAACCAATACGGTGGTGACTGACACCATTCATACAGATTTATTTGATGTAGTTTATTCTGAAAAATTACAACAACCTTTATGGTTAAGATATAAAATATTATGTCCTTTAGGTGAATCATCTAGAAATGGGTTAGATTTTCGTAAGGTTGATAGTGTTAAAACTTCGGATAACGATGATTATATCGATAATGTGTGGGATAAAGGTCATTTAGCTCCGGCATCTGCGTTTAATTGTGACCGAGAAACACTTAAAAAAACATTTACATATTTAAATTGTGTCCTACAACATCAAGGTCTTAATAGAGGACCATGGAAAGAGTTAGAACTTTTTGAGGTAGGACTATCGAAAATATTTAATAATGTGGTAGTGGAGATTACAGTGTGTTTTGAGGGTGATTTGAAGATTGTTAATGGTGGGGCTACAGTACCCTCAGGATTTAAAAAAATTATAAAATTTGACAATAAGGAAATTATATTTTATTTTCCTAATAATGACGTTTCCGGTAAAGATTGGGGACATTTTAAAATAAAGAATTAAATTATATGGGGGCTGAAGATTATAGTAAAATGACATTGATAAGTACTCACCCGGTTAAGAAGGGTGATTTAGGATTCCACGGAAACTTATTCGGGGGAAAATTATTAGCTTGGTGTGACGCTGCCGGCGCCGCTTTAGCCACGCAAATAGCCGACACACCTCGTATGGTTACTGTGCTAATTGATGAATGTTTGTTTAAGAAACCTGCAAAAGAAGGACATCTACTAAAAATATACGGAATGGTCGACACTATTGGTAGGACGTCGGTCACCTTAAAGTTAGAAGCGAGGGCCCATAACGTTTATTCTGGTAAACAATCTATTATACTGTCTACGAATATAAAGTTCGTTAGGATTGATGAAAACAACGAAGCGTTACCAATTTCACAAAAGGTAAGAGATAAATACAACAAACCCAAATAGGTTGTAGGGGGTGTAAATAAGTGACACCAACCATTATTTTGGCTTTTTAAAAAAATTAGATATTTATATTAAAAAACTATTACTATGGGAAAATTAAAAAATTTATTTAATGGAATAAAAAGTTGGTTAATATCTAACGGTGTTGAAGGAATATTAGGTCTTTTTTTAGGTTTAATATTGTGGTCGTTTGGATATAAAATATTTGCAGGGTTTTCATTCGGAGTTTTTGCAACTAGAAATTGGGATATATTAGTTAATTTCATATCTAAAAAAATAAACAAAAAATAAAACACTTTAGGATGAAACAAGAACAAATAATGGGTATTATTAGACACGTACTAACCTTTGTTGGTGGTATAGTTGTCGCTAAAGGTTTTGCGGACGAGACATTCATTATGGAACTAACCGGTGGGGTTATAACACTTGTTGGTGGTATATGGTCGATAGTCTCTAAAATTAAAACTGAGAAATAAATTAAAATAAGTTAAAAATAAAAAACCCCCTTAGTAGGGGGTTTTTTTATTTTACACCTATGAGTTTCGTTTCATCACCTCTTTTTTGTAATAAGAGTCAAAACCTTTCATCATTTCAGTGATTGTTGGGTTATTATCAGTACCAATCACATTATCAATCAAACCAAACTTTTTGGCTTCATCTGAGTTAAACCATTTATCATTACGTGATAATTCGTAAACCTCATCAAAACTCTTCCCGGAATTTTGAGATAATATTTTAAATAACATATAGTTATACTTTTCGGCTTCAATTTGGTTAATCCTTGTGTCTTGAATATTACCTTGAGTACCATGACTAACCATATGGGTCATAACCTTAGAAAATATTAAAGAATTACGTTTACCTTTTGTACCTGAAGATAATAATATTGAACCCATAGATGCGCACATACCAACATTAGTAGTGGAGATGTCGGATTTAACATAGTTCATTGTATCTCTAATACCAAGACCTGAAAGTACACTACCACCCGGAGTATCTAAATATAAATTTATATCTTGAGTGTCCGTAGTATCTAAGAACATTAGTTGTGCTTGAATTATCGAAGCCATTTTACTATTAACATCACTTGAAACCCATATAATTCTATCCATCATTAATCTAGAGAATATATCTAATTGTGTGGCTCTCATTTCTCTCTCTTCTAAAATGTAAGGTGTCATAGACCCTTTAACTAAGTCACCATATTGGTCCATTTCCAATGAAGAAATTTTATGGTCACTCATTGCGTATTTTTGGAATTCTTTTCCGTAATTCATAATTTATTTTTTTATGTGTTTATTGATTTGAATACAAATATAATTTAAATAAAACTAAGTAACAAACATAAATTGTGTTGATTTATATGAAATTTTTAAATATATTTCCTTATATTAAACATAAGATATAAAATGAGTGAAATGAGTAAATGGTTTATCAGAGAGAAGAAAGGTAAAATAAGTAAGAAAGATTTTTTTATCATTCCTACTATAAAGGTATGGTATAATAAAAGAACTTTTCTTAGACCAGGTCGGCACACGGCAGCTTGGGGAATTAAAGTACATCTATTCGTAGTAGAATTATCTTTATCATTCCAAAAACGGTAATAGTATGGAGGGTAAAAAACCTGATTTAGTTGTATGGTCCAAAGAGAAAGGATATTATTCTAAGAGTTTAGAATACCCAACTAGTTTAGGTTCTGCCGTGTTTGAGGTCCCTAACGTCCCATTGTTTAGAGAAAAATCATCTAAAAAAATGATGGATACCTTTAACCAAGAAAAAAATGAGATTGTTGACCAAGTTAAAAGACTATATGAACAGTATAACGACTCCATTATGGTTTGGGAATCAAAATTTAATTTTGAACCTATAGTTGGAAAATCATATTTTTTATATAACTTTGACAACAAAGATACATTATCTTTAATTTCTCCGGAAGAATGGAATAAGATTGAAGATTTTGTTGGGGAGTTTAAGTTAAATAGCGAAAACAAATGGTTAAGAATAAACGAAAGGAAAATAAGTGGTTAACACATATAAATAAAAAATTATGAAAGATAAAATAGTTGAAAGACTTCTTGAGTTGGAACAAATATCCATCCGAAATGCGGATGTCATTATTAATAATGGTAAAGGAAAAGTTTTAATAATTGAAGGATTAAAGAATGACGGGTTTATTACGATACACGAGACGATTGTTCTTTTAAAGGAGAAAAATGAGTTCGTATTACCGTTTGGAACGCCTAATGATACTCAGTATCCTACGGTGATTCGAAAATATACTGATTGGACATATGACCCACATAGACCGGGACAACCAAGATGGGAAGTGACGTGTAGTAACAATTTAAATGATGGGGGAGGAGATAAATAAATTAGATAAAAATTACTTAAGTCTCCTAAGGGATATCTTAAATGACGGAGTTGAAAAATCCGACAGGACGGGAACCGGGACAATCTCATTATTTGGTCGACAGATAAGACATGATATGTCAGATGGTTTTCCTTTACTAACCACAAAGAAGATGGCTATCAAAACTATGATGACTGAGTTAAAGTGGTTTCTAAAAGGAGATACTAATATTAAGTATTTAGTAGACAACGGATGTAACATTTGGAATGGTGATGCGTATAAGAACTATGTAAGTAAAGTTGAAGAATATACATCTACATTAAATGTTCCTAATGATATATCCGAATTTCAAGAAGTAATGGATTCAGTAGGAAACCAAATAAAGAGTAGTGTATTAACGAAAGAAGAATTTATTAATAAAATCAAAACCGATGATAAGTTTGCTAAGAAGTGGGGTGAGTTAGGTCCAATCTATGGTAAACAGTGGCGGGATTGGGATGGTAGACAAGAACGAGATGGTTCCTATGACATGAGCCTCGACCAAATTGCCAACCTAATATTTCAATTAAAAAGAAATCCAGATTCACGTAGACTTATGGTCAGCGCGTGGAATGTTGGAGAACTTTCAGAGATGACACTCCCGCCATGTCACTATGGATTTCAAGTTTATACAAGACCAACAACAAGACAAGAAAAGATTGTAAACCCTGGAAAGTATAGAGCAATCTCTTTAATGTGGAATCAACGAAGTGTAGATACCGCATTGGGTTTACCATTTAACATAGCATCATATGGAACTTTACTACAACTTATAGCTGATGAATGTAATATGATAGCAGGGGAATTAATAGGTAATTTGGGAGATGTTCATTTATACAAAAATCACATACAGGGTGCTAAAGAGCAAATTGTTAGAGAACCTTTCAAACTACCCGAAATAAAGTTATCTAATGTAGACATACTAAATGGTGAATTTGATTATGAAATTATTGGATATGAGCCCCATCCAACAATTAAATTTCCATTAAGTAATTAACTTAACAAATAAACTATGAGCATAATAAAGATTTAATAATGGATAAAAGAATTATAGAAATACTCAACAAAGAAAAGAATAGGCAATCAAATACTATTGAACTAATTGCAAGTGAGAACTTCGCATCTGAGGCCATTATGGGATTGGCTGGTTCGGTATTCACTAATAAATATGCTGAAGGATATCCCGGAAAGAGATACTACAATGGATGTGAACACATGGATGAGGTAGAGAATCTTGCGATAGAGGAACTCAAAAAGTTATACGGTTGTAACTTTGCGAATGTACAACCTCATTGTGGGGCAAATGCAAATACCGCAGTATTTCAAGCGTTCCTAAAACCTGGTGATACAATACTTGGAATGGACTTATCAAGTGGTGGTCATTTATCTCATGGAAGTAAACCTAATATTTCAGGTAAAGTATATAACGCTCATTCATATGGTGTGGATGAAAATGGTTATTTAAACTATGATGATATACGAACTAAAGCGTTAGAGGTTAAACCTAAAATGGTTATAGCGGGGGCAAGTGCGTACTCGAGGATAATCGATTGGAAAAAGTTTAGGGAAATATCTGATGAAGTAGGTGCTATTTTATTAGTTGATATGGCTCATTATTCAGGTCTTATTGCGGGTGGTGAATATCCAAACCCAATTGAGTATGCCGATGTGGTAACCTCAACAACTCACAAAACACTTAGAGGTCCAAGAGGGGGTATAATTATATGGAATAATTCAGATTATACAAAAAAGATAAACGGTGCTATATTTCCGGGAACACAAGGTGGTCCGTTAATGCATATAATAGCCGCAAAGGCACAGTGTTTTATTGAAGCTAATACATCAGAGTTTAAGGAGTATTGTTTAAAAGTAAAAGAAAATGCTAAACACATGTGTGACGTATTTAAGGATAATAATATACCAATTTTAACTGATGGTACGGACTCACATTTAATTTTAATTGATTTATCAAGTAAAAAACACAGTGGGAGAGTGATTGCGGATATGTTAGAAGAAAATGGTATCACTGTTAATAAGAATGGAATACCTAATGACCCAAGAAGTTTTATTGAAACAAGTGGTATTAGAATAGGTACTGCGGCTGAAACAACACGAGGACATGGTAAACATTGGTTTAGAGAATTGGCGAGAAAAATAAGTAAAATAATAAATAATTAAAATGGAGCATAGAAGATTATACGAGATTAAAATAGATTCTCTTGAGAAAGAAAATAAAGAACTTAAATTAGAACTTGAAAAACAAGATTTAATTAAAAAAGGATATAAAGAAGAAATTTCGAAATGGAATAAAAAATATAAAGATTTAATGTCACAAATAAAAAAATAAAATGATGATGATTACTTATAATGAACCGGATGAATGGAACGATGATGAAACCACATATATTGATGGTGTGGATGAAATACCCGTTGAAAAAAAAGTGGGATATAATGATGACGAATACGACTATTAAATCAAAACAAAGATGAGTTTAAAAACAATACAAAAAGAATTTAGGGAGACACCTTCAAAAGAATTATTTTCAGCCGTTGTTGATAATTTTGTGTTTGGTTTACTTGGAGCTATTTTAGTGGTATTTATCGCTGAGAGGGTAGATATTTTAGTACTATTGGGTTACATGATTTATTATTTCTTTTTGGGTAGAGTAGTTAATAGACCAAAATATGTAACAAGTTTAGGTAAATTTATAGTTTTCCCTGTTCCAACTGCAGTCGGAGCGTTTGTTGGATATAAATTAGCTTATATATTATCTTCTTTTTTTTAATTAAAAGTATAATATAAAGACCATAAAAAAAGGAGATTCGATTGAATCTCCTTTTTTATTGTTTATTATGGTCAATGCCGATTAAATTTAATTTATGCCAACTAATTCTAAATCGAATATCAGTTTTTTACCTGCTAATGGATGGTTAGCATCTACCACAGCAACCTCCTCTTTAATTTCAACGACTTTAACGTTAATAGGTCCTTGTGGTCCTTGACCTTGTAACATTTCACCAACTTTAACTTGTTCAGGTAATTGATTTAATGGTACTTCACTAACCATAAAATCTTTTACGTCTCCATAAGCATCTTCAGGTGCAATCTCAACCACCTTTTTTTCACCTTCTGACATATCATATAGTGCGTTTTCGAAACCTTTAATTAGTTGACCCTCACCCAACTTAGCTTCTATTGGTGTTCTACCTTCAGTTAATGATGTGTCGAAAACTGTACCATCTTCTAGTTTTCCTGTGTAATTTACCTTTACGGTGTCTCCTTGTTTTGTTTTTAACATAATATTTGTTTTTTTTTAATTATATGGATTTATTTCCTAAATGGAAAGTCAAAATAATAATATTTAATTTATGATTAAAATATAGTTACTTTAAATTGTAATGTCAATTAAAATAAGTGAAATTATATTTTATTTAATTTAACTGATGAAGAAATTATATATGGTTCGGTAAAGGCAATACATTTTAAGGACTCCTCAATAAGTAAGTGTAAACCATACGGGTGATTTTCGTAATTGTTTTCTATTTCACTAATCATTAAAGTACAGTCAATTATATATTTCGAGGTATTAGTTGAATATTTGAAGTAGTTAACTTTAATTTCGGAATCATTACCATATAAATGAGTGATATCATTTTTAAGGGTGTTGTTGAGGATATCTTCTAAAACTAAATCATATATCATATTGATAAATATAAATTAAAAAATATAATAGAAAAGTTTGGTTACGTTAATTTTTATTGTATATTTGTACCATCAAACAATTAAAAACAACGACAATTATAAATTATGACTAATATTTTAAATAACGAAATTGACGAGTTTCATTGGGTACTAAAAGTATTACAATCGTCTAAAACAATGGAACATTTATTAGTTTGTGATAAATTATTTTCTTTATTTATTAATAAATGGAATGTCACTAAAGAAGGTAATTTAAAAAAATATAATGGATTATATAATAGATTCAAATTTGTTACTAAGAATAAATTAAAAAAAATAGTTTAGTTCTGTTTGAGTATTTGATATCGTACTCAATTAAATATTAGGTGGCCTGATGGCAACGCGACCACCCCTAATAAGAACTATATCGGATAGACACCAGGTGAAAAAGTAAATTTATGGCAATGTGGGAACTCAGTTCGCTGAGGTCGGTCAATCATAGGGAATACCGTTTAAAACAAGAATAGAGCCTGGTACCTACGCAACTTAAGAACGTGGGAATTGGTTAATTGGGGGTTCGACTCCCCCTCTATCCGCTAAAATAAAAAATGAATATTTATTTGATTAAATAAAATATTCTAACTATAATAAAATAAAGATATGAAGAATTTAATAGTTATTGGTCACCCTAACAAAAATAGTTTTTGTTATAATGGTATATATAAAACCATATATGAAACTTTAAATGTTGAAGGTGAACAAATTGAAGTTATCGACCTATATAGGGATGAATTTCATTCTTCAGATAGAAAAAATTTAATAAATAGCTATCAGGATTTGGTAACGTGGTCCGATAGAATTTATTTCGTATCACCTGTTTGGTGGTTTAGATTAACCCCACGAATGGAAGTATTCTTTGATGAAGTGATGACACCCGGTTTTGCATATAAATTTGTACCAATAATTGGTAAATATGCTTACCCTAAACCATTTTTAAAAGATAAAAAAGTTAGAACATATATCACACATGGGGCACCGGCAATACCCGTTTTAACTTTATATCTAAACTCAGTTAAGTTAAGATTGGTTATGGGTGTCTATACCTTCGTATTTGGTTGGAAACCCTCTAGATGGTTTAAGACTAAACAATTTTGGTCGGTTCCGTTTGTTAGTCAGGAAAAAAGGGCTAAATATTTAAAAACAGTTAGGAAAGATGTTATTAAAGACATTAATAAAAGTAAAAGTAAAAAAAAACGTACAAAAAAAAAGATACTGTTTAATCAAGACTTAGTAGAGAAAGATTTATTTAACTCAGATAGAAATCAATAATGAAGTATAATTAAAAAATTATGTTTATCTTTGAAAAAAATAACAAGATGAAAATCACATTCATATCGGATACTCACACAAAACATCATCAGGTTACCTCACAGTTACCAGGTGGTGATTTGTTGGTCCATGCTGGTGACTTTTCTTCACGAGGTTATGAACACGAGATAGACGGATTCTTTGATTGGTTCAATGGTTTGGATAACTATACCAATAAGATTGTCATTGCGGGTAACCACGACTTTATGTTTGAGGACGACCCAATGTTGGCTAAAGATATCATAAGTCACTACCCTAATGTTACTTACCTTCAGGACGATTTGGAAGTAATCGGTGAAGTTTACCAAGATTCGGTTAAAGTATGGGGTTCACCGTGGCAACCGGAATTTAACAATTGGGCATTTAACTTGCCACGCAACAGTGAGGTGTTAAATGAGAAGTGGAATCAGATTCTACATAACATGGACATTGTGGTTACTCATGGACCCGCATGGGGTCATTTGGATACTGTTGTCGGACAATCTATAAACTTAGGATGTGAGTTGTTGGCTGAGAGACTAAAGGTCGTTAAACCGAAGATACACGTCTGTGGGCACATCCACAGTGGGTACGGTTATAAGTTTCATGAAGGGACACATTACTTCAACGCTGCGGTACTCGGTGAGGACTATGTATTCACTCAGAAACCGATGACTGTGGAGTGGGACCCAAAAACTAACGAAATAGAATTTGTTTAATCAAATTTTTTTATTATAATTGTAAAAAATAAACAACAATGAAGTATAAATTAGAAATGTATGGGTGGGAGGTTGAAGCGACTGGTCACTCACTAACAGATGAACAAGTTAAATCTATCCAAGATTTAATGGAAACCAATGGTGCTGACGAACTATGGGAAGTTCGTCATGATATCGAAATGGAAGGTATAGTAGATGACCTTTATAATCCTGACCTTTACCACGTATCTCGTGGATTGGACAATAGTGGTCTTTGGTTTTCACTTAAAGATGACAAGGATAATGAAGTTTTAAGCTTCGAACCGTCAGACATGGAAGATATCTACGAAGTGTTAGGTGACTCCGCAGATGACATCCCTTATGAAGGTTATTTAGCGATACCTGGTGAAGGTAAGAATGAAAACGTTGATAACATACTTACAATATTTGACGAAAACAAAGGTGGTATTTGTGAATACGAAATGTTTGAATCAGATGAAGTACCAACGGCAAAAGATTTCTGTGTTCAACACGGAGATATAGGTACACCTGATGGTGATTGGGATTTCATATCTAAAGTATTTTACAAAGGTAAGGAGTTGGAAGTTTACGACCATTTAGACAATCGTGGTAAAGCTGCGACTGTTGAAATATACCGTAAAGACGGTTCTACTATTAGTTAAGTAAATACTTATTTCGTTAAAACCCTACCTTATTCGGTGGGGTTTTATTCTTCAGATAAATCGGTTTCGGTGTCTAATGAATTTATTTTTTTCTCTTTCTGTATTTGGTTAACTAAGTAACCCGCTATTGCGAATTCTAAAGTTGCCCACATAATGAAATCAGACATACTTAATGATTCGTATTTTTTAAATAAGAAAAATATCATACCTATTTGACCGATAATAAATGCTACTCCTGATTCTACTCTCTTCTTTGAAAAGTATGATTTTTCTAAACTATATAATTTACCTAATTCTCTAAAAACCCATTTAATGTCATTCCACATGGTTTTTATTTTATTTTTTTTCATAATTTAGTTTTATAATAAATATATGGTAAATAAAAAAAGGGATTGTAGCGACACATCCCTTTTAAATTCGTTACCCCAACGGTAACGGTCCTAAATCCCCTAAAAAAAAAGGGTGTTATTTCATTTGACATTCACAGTTAGTGCAAGAACACTCTTCTGTTAGACAATTTTCGTTACAAGTACAATTTTTATTAATCATTATTTCTCTCTTATTAAAACTTGACACCTTTTAAGGTATTCTTTAGCTCTTGGTGATGGGTCAATATGCCCTAATACTTTTTGTATATCTTTAACTAAGTCTTCACCATGTTCGTTTTCACGGTATAACTCTATTACTTTATCCATCGATTTAATACAATTTCTATTTGTTTCGTCAAAGTAATTTCTACCTCTGAAATTATTTAAATTATTCATTAACTCGTAAGATAAGTGTTCGCCACCATCTTTAATTTCAGGATGTAACCTCAGTGTTTTTAATATATCTAGAGTGTCGGTAATACCATTAACACCCCCACTTCTTTTATATAAATCTGAAGTATAGTTTTCATAATCACCTTGTGGTCCAACAATGTCATTTAATGATACGACATTGGTTGATACACATCTTTCTTTTTTGTTTGAAGTTTTTTCTTCGTTTAAAAGATGGTCCACAATTTTATTAAACTTTTCTTCTTGTATTTTTATCTTCATAATAATAATATTAATTTACTATAAATACGACAAAAATGTAAAATATTTTTTTAATGTAACCCAAATGAATAAAAAAATCCGGAACATTACATTCCGGATTAAAAATTACTTAACTTCCTCAAACTCAACATCTGATGCTTCCACATCGATTCCGTCACCTTCGGGTACATCTGAAGATGTGTTTTCATACATCTTTTGACTTATAGATTGAAATTTGGAATTTAGGTCGTCCATATACGTTTTAATATTCTCTATTTCTTTTTTAGAATGAGAATCTTTTAGTTTTTCAATCAGACCATTTAACTCCTCCTTTTCGTCTTCCGATATTTTATCACTCATTTCCTCCATACTTTTTTTACTTTGGAAAATTAAGTTATCTGCGGAATTTAATGTTTCGATTTCTTCCTTCATTTTGTTGTCAGATTCAGCATTTTCTTCAGCTTCCGATTTCATCCTTTCAATTTCTTCTTTAGATAAACCTGATGAAGATTCGATACGAATTGATTGGGTTTTATTAGTACCCTTATCCACTGCCGATACGTTTATAATTCCGTTCGCGTCAATATCGAATGTTACTTCGATTTGTGGTACACCCCTTTGAGAAGGTGGTAGACCGTCTAAGTGGAAACGTCCAATCGTTTTATTATCTTTCGACATCGCTCTTTCACCTTGTAGAACATGAATTTCCACAGTTGGTTGATTATCAACCGCTGTTGAGAACACTTGGGACTTTTTACTTGGTATTGTAGTGTTAGATTCGATTAACTTTGTGAATACTCCACCCATAGTTTCAATACCTAACGATAATGGTGTAACATCTAACAAAAGTACGTCGTTGATGTCACCACTTAATACTCCACCCTGTATTGCCGCCCCTAAAGCGACTACTTCATCCGGATTAACACCTTTTGAAGGTTCTTTACCAAAGAAATCTTTTACCGCTTTTTGAATTGCCGGAATTCTTGTGGTACCACCGACTAAAATCACCTCATCAATATCACTAACTTTAAGATTAGCACTTTTCATGGCGGTTTTACAAGGCTCTATCGTTCGTTTAATTAGTGAGTCCGTTAATTGTTCGAATTTCGCTCTTGTTAACTTTGTTACTAAATGTTTAGGACCTGTTGAGTCAGCACTTAAGTAAGGTAAATTAATCTCAGTTTCAGGACTTGATGAAAGTTCAATCTTAGCTTTTTCAGCCGAATCACGTAATCTTTGAATCGCTACCGGGTCATCAGATAAGTCAAAACCATTTTGACTTTTGTATTCTGATTTTAAGAAGTCAATAATGACATTGTCAAAATCGTCACCACCCAAGTGTGTGTCTCCATCTGTTGATAGTACCTCAAATACACCATCACCTAAATCTAGTATTGATACATCGTGAGTTCCACCACCACAGTCAAATACCACAATAACTTTATCACTACCTTTTTTGTCCATACCGTACGCTAATGCTGCGGCAGTTGGTTCGTTGATTATACGTTTAACGTCCAATCCCGCGATTTCACCAGCTTCTTTAGTTGCTTGTCTTTGAGAATCGTTGAAGTACGCCGGAACCGTTATAACGGCTTCAGTAATACTCTCACCCAAATATTCTTCAGCGGTTTTTTTCATTTTTTGAAGTACCATCGCCGAAATCTCCTGAGGGGAGTATTTTCTATCCGATATATTAACTCTAGGTGAGTTATTATCCCCTTTAGAGATTTTATAAGACATTTTACCAATTTCACTTTTTGATTCGTCGTAAGTCGAACCCATAAATCTTTTAATTGAATAAATAGTCTTTTCCGGATTCATAACAGACTGTCGTTTAGCCGGGTCCCCAATTTTTCTTTCACCTTCGTTTTCAAGAAAGGCTACTATAGAAGGGGTGGTTCTTTTCCCCTCAGAGTTAGGTATTACGATAGGTTCTGAACCTTCCATAACTGATACACAAGAGTTTGTTGTGCCTAAATCAATTCCAATAATTTTTCCCATAATGTTTTTAATTTTGTTAAAGTATATGTATTTTATTTTATTACGTCAAGTATACTAACAAAATTATACCAAATAAAAAAACCTGACACAAAGTCAGGTTTAGTAAAAAAATACTGTCAAAAAGACAAATTATGTGTTTGTGAAGCTTAATATAGTCAGACCCAATTTATTTGCCACTATACTTAATAAACTTTCATCATTAACTCCCCATGTGGATAATTCACTTTGTGTTAATACAATACCTTCACTACCCCCTCTTGTGATATTAGTCATTACTCCCTTACTATCAATTATTGGTACTCCGAATTGTGCCGTGAAAATATTAGTATCGCTTCCGGGTATGTAATTAAAACAAACTACCTTCATATGAGTTAGGTTTATAGTTTCCGAACTAAATGGTGTGATGGTTTTTATTTGTTGTGCCGTAGGTGTGATTTCTGCTATAATCATAGTTTTTTATTATAAATATATGTGTATAATAAAATAAATCTTTTAAGTGTAATATGTAAATGTTAATTTTAAGTAATGACTAAATATTTATATTAAAAATATAAATTATGGAAACGATAAAGAAAGGTAGTAAAGGTTCAATAGTATCTTATTGGCAAGAATTTTTAAAAAATTTACAATTATATAATTATAAAGTTGATGAGGACTTTGGTAATTTAACACATAAATCAACAGTAGAATTTCAAAGAGTTAATGGTTTAGTTGCTGATGGTATTGTGGGTAAAAATACGTGGGACAAAGCGTATCAGTTAGGGATGATTACTACAGATGAAATGGAAGAACCGGTTGTACCGGAAGACTTTGACATAGTGATTAAAAAGTCACATATGCCAAAAAACGAATATTATACTACAAATGAAGAAAAACAATGGATTTTCATACACCATACCGCAGGATGGAACAATCCTTATAATACAATTAAAAATTGGTCGAGAGATAATAGAGGTAGAGTCGCCACAGAATTTGTGTTAGGTGGTCAGAAAATAACAAATAATAATGACGAATTTGATGGGGTTACGGTACAAGCGTTTCCGGAAGGTGGATATGGTTGGCATTTAGGTATTGGTAACAATATAATGCATAGAGGTTCTGTTGGTATTGAAGTTAATAACTTTGGGTACTTAACCGAAGGTGGTTATTTTAAAAGAATTAACGGTAATAAAACATGGATTAAAAGGACACCCGGTAAATTTTACACTTATGTGGGTACTGAGGCTCACCCAAGTCAAGTGGTTGAGTTAGATGAAAAATTTAGAGGTTTTAAATATTGGCATAAGTACAGTGATAAACAAATTTCTGAATTAGAAAAATTATTAAGGTATATTGGTGATAGAGATAATATTGATATACGAAAAGGTTTACCTGAATTAGTAAGGGAGAAAGGTGCGAAGGCATTTGACGAGTGTAGTGTGTCAATGTGTACTAACACTAAAGGTCTGTGGTCACATACTAACTGTAGAAGTACTAAGTTTGATATGTTCCCACAACAAGAATTAATAGATATGCTACTTAATTTATAAAATTTAAACCTACTATTTATTAATAAACATTAAATCTATGAAATTAACTGAAAATAAAAAGGTGTCTAATAATTTAGATTACCATTTAAAAAATAAAATATCTTTAAATGAGAATATTTTCAGACCAAATTCTAATAAATTCTTCCAACTGATTAACGAAGTTAGGGACCTATATAATAGGAATTTAATTAGATTAAATGAGAAGGAATTAGATATAGTTGAAAGTGATTTAGGTAAGAAGGTTAAATTGACGAACGGAGAAGAAATCCATTTGGAGGTCCCGATGATAAATGAGTCCGAGTATCAAGGTAAAGATGTTAGTTTAAATAAACCTAAAACAGGGGGGCCTAAAAAGTGGTATGTTTATGTTAAGAACCCATCAACAGGTAAAATTAAAAAAGTTTCTTACGGTTCACCCGATATGAGTGCTAATTGGAATGATAGCGGAGCTAGAAAGTCATTTGCGGCTAGACATAGGTGTGATAAGAAAAAAGATAAAACCAAGGCCGGATATTGGGCTTGTAGAGCACATAAAGATTTTGGGAAGAATGTCCCGGGTAGATTTTGGTAATGGAAGATATAGAAGTTTTAGAAAAAATTATAAATCGACAACTCAAAAAGATGGATATTGATGAAGTTGATAATATGGAAGTCATTGATATTGAACTTAGAGGTGGGTTTTTAATTAATAGAGTAAAGATAGGTGTATCACCTATGTTGAAATACTCTGAACGTAGAGTGGTTTGGCCTCAAGTATACAATATGGTTATAGACACTATAAAAGCTATCGGTATGGACCCCCAAGAATGGGACGTTGTACCTGTCGCAGTCGAGAACAAATCTGATGAACACCCATTTGAGGAAACCGTAGTCGGTGAAAGTAGAATTAGAACATTCGATAAAGACGTGTTAACCGAAGAACTTGTTTGGCATAGAGATAGAGAAGAC